CTTACATGAAAGAAACAAGCATGCCAGACATTGATCACATAACCCAAATGATTCCATGGGCATTGCAAAGTATTGAAGAAAGAGGGTTCTTCTATAGTGATATCTTCCCTAAGCCACAACACGGTGGAGATAGAGAGATCCATGTGCTAGAGTTCAAAGCTAGGCTCATGCAGCTGTACGTAGAGAGGCTAGGTAGGACTTTGTGTGAAATGACTCCCTCTGACAGCTTAACCCATCCTAGCTCAAAGGATACTTTTGTGAAGAATCATTACAACCTAGCAGAATTGGAGTTAAAATCAACTAGATTGACTATGGGAAAATCAGCTGATGCCTCTAAATGGTGTCAAAGACATCATGCATCAAAATTTGCTGCAGCTTTGTCAGGAGTGTTACCAGAAATATTTATTACAGGGGTGCTAAGAATACTTTGGTTTTGGACTTGCAAGGTGATAGTTTTCCCATTTCAATTTGTAGCTAACTTCCTATCCAATAAAGATGTAAAGTCCAACAAAATATACAAAAGGATGCAGAAAGAATTTGAGACAGGTACTGGCATCTTCCCCCATGCGAAGCAAAACAGAATAGAGATAATATCAGGAATGATGCAAGGGATTCTTCATTATATTAGCTCTTTCATGCATGCTATTCTACAAGAAGCTATGGCCAGAATAGTGGAAATGTACCTAACTAAAAAGAACATACAATGTGTCATTACCATAATACAGGGAAGTGATGATTCTGGACAGTTAATCTCTTTGTGTGGGAAGAAACCTAGCATGCTACAGAAGATTGGCTCTATCATGTTACATTGGAAAGAAAGAGTGTCTAGATTTTTATCCATCTACCCCAGTTATGAAAAATCCTGCATTGGATCATCTGATCTGATAGAGTATAACTCAGAATGGAGTATTAGAAGAACAACATACAAACCAACTTTTAGATGGGTGTCAGCTTGCATGGAAGTCGGAATAGTTGAAAAATTTATTGACAGGATCAATAACTTTTACAATACAGCAACTTCTGTCCTGGAAGGAGGAGGATCAGTATTAGAAACAGCTGTTATACAACTAGCTCAAGCTTGGATGCATTACTGGATGTTGGGCATTGGATCTCACAACCTGAGTTCTCAAGCAACAAACTTGCTTAAAATAACAAAAGACCCTTCTTTAGGATACTTCCCAGTGGATTCAGATTTCTGTGCTGGAATGCCAGGTGTAAACTTCTTACTTTATTGTTTGTATAGAAACACCGCATACGGGTTTGGAGTTAATAAAGGGAGGTTTCCAGAAGTTGATTTAGATATGTATCAGGAGGATGTAAGTGATGCAACAATATCTAGAGATTTGAGGAAAATTCAGCTTAGATTCGGGAACAATAAAATTTTTGAAAAAGTTGTTAAAGGCATGGACATACCAACTTTAGAGATATTGCTCAAAGATGCAGAAGAAAACCCGGAGTTAATTTATTATCCTGAAGCCAATTGGGAAAAGAGCAAGACTAGGATATACATGAAAGTTTTTGAACCAGGAGTTAAAGAAAGCCTTAGCCGACATTCAGCAACTGCTAGAATATTATCTGCATCAGCATATATTATCTCTAGACCTTGTCTGTGTGTGAGGGAGAAAGGCAAACAAACTAAGACAAGTTTGCTTAAGGCACTAATAGATAGTTTTATCAACTCCACATCAAAAAAGAAGCTGCCAGCAAATAAGATCTTTGTTCATTACCTAGAGTATGAGGAAATGTATAAAACTCTTAACATGTTTGGATCTGACTTGACAGTACAGAATATTAAGCTAAGATCCAGAAATAAGCATCAAGTCACAATTATAGATAGAGAGATGTTTGATGTTTCTATTGTAGAATTGTGTAAGCAAGTCTGGTTTCCAAGAGGTGGTAGAACAGGTCTAAGCTCTTCGCAAGTGGGCCGGAAATGGGACCAAGCAAAAAAGATGTATAGTTTCCTTAAGGATTCTAGAACAGAAACAGAAAAAGGTCTATCCATGTCTGCAGTCCAGTTAAAAAATTTCTTAGATTCTTTAACGGAGAGACCTCGGAAGGTGACACTACTGGACTCAGCTGCAAAAGGAGGATCACTTAAAACAGTGCTGTCTAGGGTGTATTGGCCTAGCACTAAACTTCACCTTAAAGATGAAGAAGAAGATTACAGCACAGTATCCTCTATTCGGTCTGAGATTTTCTCGATATGCAGCCACTGGATGCCTCTAGCTTCAAAGCTTAAAGTGATAACCGAACTACTTAGTAAGGCTGATGTTCTGAGTCATGATGTTGTCCCGTATAGATTAAAAAGACTCAAGGTGATGTTGTCCGCTTTAAAAGGGTCAGATAAGTCAACTTTGATAAGGCAAATATTGGAAGATAAACTAGGTGCTGTTGGATTCTTCACAATTTCTCAAGATGGATGGGGATGGAACAGGAAAGGTTATGGAGAATGGAAAGGGAAAATCTTAGAATCTTCATGTGTAGTGGAATTTCAAGGATCTATTTGCTCAAAAATCACCTTGAACAAAATATCTAATGCTTCAGAGTTAGGACATCAACTTTCTGAATTTGTTGAATCAACATGTTCTACATACCCAACAGAGTTACAAGATTCAGATCATTGGTTAACACAAAATGGGAAAATAAATGGTGGTAGAGGATCTATGAGAGCGATACCGTTGGTCATAGATCCTGAGCTCAGAATTCAGATTTTTGATGAGCTACAAGACAAAGAATGGATATTGGAAACCTCCAATAACATACTACGATTAAAGGCTGTGTTTCCTAGGGGGCAGTTGATCACCATTCTATCAGATAGATTTTTATCATATGAATGGGATCCAGTATATTCAGTTTCAGAGAGTCTAGAATATGCATCTTGGAACAACTCAGAACCCCTTAGTATTACAGAAATCCAACATGAGTTATCTAATATACTAAATGGGAACAAAGCTAACAATTTAAAAGAACTGAAAGCTTTGCACAAACAAAGATCTCCATCAGGCTGGCATTTGGATAATTTTATAGGCTGTCTAAAGAAATTCTACTCCCTTCAAGTATCTAACAATGATATAGCTGAAGAACCTATACAGCCAAGAGAGGTCACAGAAGAAGACTCAGAGTGGATTTCCAACATGATCTCTGGCGATGTGGATTTTGACTGGGACAACATGGAGACTTTTGATGTAGAAGATGAGGCATCAGATGATTTTGATTTTAATCAAGACATTCTAGATGAAGACTTAGATGAAACCATTAGATTGCTGATGGAGGAAAGAGAACCACTATTGAACCAAAGTAATAAGACAATGCCAGCAACCAATAGGTGTTTTTCTAACCTAGATACACTAAGTAAAATTTACACCACCGGGGTGAGTTTCCGTCAGAATATTATTGACTTCAAAGCTAACTCTCAATACACAATGCCAGGAGTGATGGGTAAACTAATATCCTTAATAATTGGAGAAGATAGAATGATGCATGGAGCAACAGAGGATGAAGTAGCTACATTCAAACAGGAGGAAGATTCTATTAGTTTAATGACTAGTGTGAGAACAGATGTTAAAGCGGCCAATTTGTCTGAGGAAGGTCTAAAAGATAGCATTGACCAGATAAACAAGCTACTACCATCAGTGGATGGGTTTCTCCGTGATTCACTAATGGATTCTAGGTGTAGACTAGAAAGATTGTTATTCTTAAAAACTCATCCTACCAGAACTACAGCAATAGGTGAAATTTCTACAGCTAAATTCTTAACAGCATGTAAACCTAAACTATCGGAAGTGTCTGCTAAATATAAAATGATATGTGAATTAGATGATGCCTTTTATTATTCAATAGTTCAATCAGAACTAGATAAACTAGTAATCAGACTAACAGAGTGTTCTAGCATAGCCCCTTCTGAAGCTCCCATCTACAGAGAGTCGGTGATGAAACCAAATACAACCACTTTGTTAGTTGACCTAATGTCTGAATTGATAGGATCACCTATTTCAGTTGGAGATTACTCAACCGCAGGGGATGAAACTGCTGTGTTAGATCTAGATTTATAACAAAATCTTTAAATACAAATACTCTTTCTAGTTTCAAAACT